TTACTTTATCGATCGTGATTTAGCAACATTATAATTTTAGAAGGAGAATACAAAATGTTATCAGCAAACGTAATCAAATTATTAAATGATCAAATGAACCTTGAGTTCTACTCTTCAAATCTTTACTTACAAATGAGTGCATGGTGCGAACAAAACGGTTTTGAAGGTGCAGCTAAATTCTTATCAGAACACGCTGCAGAAGAAATGCAACACATGCGTAAATTATTCACTTATTTAAACGAAACTGGTGCATTAGCGGTAATCACTGCAATTGAAGCGCCTGCGCATGAGTACAAATCATTAAAAGAAATCATTGAATTAACTTATGAACACGAAAAATTGATCACAAGTAAAATTAATGAATTAGTGGGTAAAACTTTTGAAGAAAAAGACTACTCTGCATTCAATTTCTTACAATGGTATGTTGCAGAACAACACGAAGAAGAGAAATTATTCAGCGGTATTTTAGACAAATTAAATCTTCTTGGCGAAGATGGCAAAGGCTTATTCTTAATCGATAAAGATTTAGGTAACCTTGCTGGTCAAACCGCTTAATTAGATAATCATAAAGCTTAGTAGAAATACTAAGCTTTTATTTTACTCATAAATTGTGACAGCGTATCAAAATATTTTAAACTTCCCTTTTATCTTTGAATGCAAGTTGATGAAATTTAAAACAACTACACGTTTTTAATGAAATTTTACTTGCAACGAAGTAAGATAAACGTATAATTCAGAACAACCCAAATGCCTGGGTGGCGAAATTGGTAGACGCAGCGGATTCAAAATCCGCCGGTGAATAACCGTGTCGGTTCGAGTCCGACCCTAGGCACCACATTATAATCCTCGTTCATTGAACGGGGATTTTTCTTTTATGCTTTTCTATTAATAAAATCAATACTTTACAGCTTTAAATTATCACTTTCCCACTCTCTTAATCTTATCCAGTATTGCAAGTTTTTATGTATTTTTATATATTTTTATGCACCAATTACGCCAAAATTACGCCAAGCGGTCTAATTTATGGCGGTTTATATTCTTAAAAGGTGTGAAAAAATGGCAACAGTTAGAAAGCGTGGCGAGAAATGGCGTGTCGAGATTTATCGAGACGGTATAAGAAAGTCTAAAACTTGCTCTACAAAGACGGAGGCTGTCTTATGGGGAATGGAAGAAGAAAAGAAATTAGAACTACAAGCTAAAGGCTTGCAGCCTGAAACGCTATTCTCTGATGTAATTAAGCGGTATCTAAATGAAATTACGCCTACAAAACGAGGTGAAAAGCACGAATTCAACCGATTGACTAAGTTTTTGCGCCACCCTATAACTGACAAATATATTTCAGATGTAACAAGACAGGATTTAGAGCTTTGGATAAATGAAAGATTGGAAACTGTGAAAGGCGAAAGTGTTCGCAGAGAGTTATCCACTATCGGACATATATTCAAGGTTGCACTGGAACGATGGGGATATATTCAATCCTCCCCGATGGTTGGATTGCAACAGCCAAAAGCAAGCAAGCCAAGAACGCAAAGATTTACTCAAGAAGATATTGATGAGATAGTTAATATTAGCGGATATAACCAGAGTTTAAAAACAGCCAAAGCAAGAACTGGAGCTGCATTATTGTTTGCGATTGAAACAGCAATGCGAGCCGGTGAAATATGTGGATTGACTTGGGATAATGTAAGCCTAGAAAGAAAGACAGCCTATTTGCCAATGACGAAAAACGGCTCTTCTCGGACTGTTCCACTTTCAAAAAATGCGGTGAGAATACTTGAAAGGTTAAGAGATGAAATAGAGCAAGGTGAAACTTGTTTCCAAGTGAAATCAAATATACTTGATGCAACATTTAGAAAGTTAAAGAAAGTGGCCAATAGAGACGATTTACACTTCCACGATACTAGACGAGAGGCATTGACGAGACTGGCGAAGAAAGTCGATGTAATGACTTTAGCTAAAATATCGGGGCATAAAGACATTCGCATATTACAGAATGTCTATTACGCCCCGAATATGGAAGAAGTTGCTGAACTTCTAGATTAAGGCAGAGCATCAGGGAATGGGTCGTCTGTAATCCAGGAGATTACAGGCATACGCATATAGTCCATATCCGCCATTGGCACTTTATCCCTGAATCTCAACTCGATATAAGCTCTATCACCTATACTAGCAACATACACAGTAGCAATCTCATCACCGTCATCGCTATAGAATGGGAGCATAACAGGGATACTAGTGCGAAAGCCGAATGGTATTTTGTTATTAGGTAGAATATCCATTCTTTTTGCGTGGTTTTTTCGTGTAAATTTAGAATTACTGCTCCCGTAAAAGGAGATGGTGTCCCAACGACCTTTACTGAAAGAACACTCAACTGTATTGTTCACTCGTCTTAGGGTTATACTTCCCTCTTTAATATTCACACTATCTCTACTCATTCGTCTAGAGCCAGTGTCGCCAGAAATAACAACCCATTTATTATTCTGCTTCTGCCACAAGTACGCCCCAACGCCTGCACCGTTTGTTGAATTATAAAGGGTTCCGTTTGGCTCGTTACCTTTAATCTTATTTGCAACGCCATTTAATACGTCGCCTGTTGTGTCAGGTTTATCTGGTCGGCCATTTCCAGTGATTATCGTTGAATCGCTGGATTGGCTACCCCCACCATCTGCCGGAATTTTCTTTTCTATTCGCTTAATTTCAGTTCCCATGAATTCAGCGAATTCTGATATATTCGCTTGAAATGTCATTATTTGTTATAACCTCGATTGTAAGCTTCTTTTAGGTTGATGCCATCTAACACGGTAAATTTCCCAACAAGAAGTGCAAGTGATTGGTTTGTTTGAGTAACTTTTTGAACTAACTTATTCAAGCCGTCCTCACCAGTTTGAATGTTTTTGAGTAAGTCGCCTAGCTCTTTAATGGTATCAATGCTTTGCTCTACTTGACCTCCTAGAAGCTCGTTTTTAACCTCAGCTTTTGCTTGATTTAAAAGCTCAAGGATTTTCTTAGCGGAGAGTGTTGAACTGTCGCCTGTTGCGCTATCGTTGATACCTGCACTACTGCTCGATAATGCTGCAATAGATTGTTTTAACTCATTGATTGCACCAACAATCGATCCCTTCTCATTTGTTGTTAAGGTTGACAATAAACCGATAAGTTTAATGATTTCTTTGTCTTTAAGCCCAACAAATTCTGCAAATTCAGTTAAAATTTGAGTAAAGTCTGGTCTTGCCATATTCTATGCCGCTCCTATATTGTAAAAAGTTTTTAATTCTTCAAGTGTTGGAAATTTTGGTTTATCGCCAATCTCTTTTATTAAACGCACTTTAACCTTAATGTTAGGTCTTGAGCGTTTAACCAATCTAATAATCATCTCGCCTCCGTTATATCGTGGATAAGCGTGAATTCACCGCCTGCTAGGGTTCTAATCAATCCTTGCGGACTAGTACATTGCAAATCCCAGCTTGCTGTCTCCCACTTCGCACCAAGTGTTTTATTGTGTGACAATGTAACTGTTACTAGATTTTCACTTACAGTAATTTCACCTGTTTCAGTTGATAGCTTGATAATCTCGCCTTTCTTTGGCTCAATCCACATATCAAACTTGCTTCCAGTTAAACCACTCTTCTGCTCGTCATCTTCTAGAATTTCGAAAGTCCACCCATCATCATCACCACGCACTGTTTCTAGCTCAATATTTTCCATCTTTGCTCCAAATAAAAACCGCACGATGATTGCTCAAAGTGCGGTTGATTTTAGTTAAGGTTGATTAGATTACGATTTGACCGTTTTCTTTCAAATAGGCATAAATTCGAGCTAATTCGATTTGCTCGGTTGTTTTACCTATATCATCTTTGGTTAATGGTTTATTCATCAACTCTTTAGCTGTTGCTGCATCAATCCATTTGTAATCAGAGATGATAGGCGTGAAATTAGTCACGGATCCGTCACTATCTTCGCCAGTACCTAATACATACTTGGCATTAATTGAACCATCTTCCTGCTTTGAATATGCAGCAATAGCCGAGTACATTGGATTTAAGATTTTGTTGAACGTTGTCATTTTTACTCCTAGCCTTGTGTTATTGTTCTTGTGTTTGATACTGCGTAAGCTGTAATACACAGTTTAGCAGTACGCCCATCGCCAAACTCAAAAAGTTCTGGTTGTTTTTCATCATGATTTGTATATAAAAACCTATGCGATTGATTAGCCTCAACCGTGAATGTTTTGTGCGAATTAACAATGAAGAAAATTCGCTTAACAGGCGAGGGGGCTATGTTTATCCACACTTGATAGAAGTCAAGAGTCCTATAAACAGTGATAATAGCAACCTCACACAAATTACCACCAACCAACTGATTGACCTCAAGCGTACCAGTGAACTTACCAGTTACGCCCTCTAATCTTGCACCTCGTATTGTTCCACCGTTGATATCCGTACCATTTATCGTGGTACCTGTAATTGTCGTACCGCTGATAGAGCCACCAGAGATATTATTACCATTGATATTGTTACCGTGGATATTAACCCCTGTAATATCACCGGCATTAATACTGCCAATATTGGTGCTAACAGCTGAAAGATTAGACACATTAAGTTTATCAGCAGTCAATGACCGTGTAGCAATATGCTCTGCTCCAATGCTCCCAACTGCAATATGTTTAGCCGCTACCGCACCAGTTGCAATGCTATTAGCAGTTACGCTATCCGCTCCAAGTTGTCGTGCCGTGATTGAGTTTGTGACAATCGAGCCGCCATGAATAGCTGTTACACCTGCATTTTGCCACTGGCTAGGGTGAGTTGCGTATTGAGTACATTCTTCCAACATAGCTCTCATTAAAAGAAATCGTTGTAGTCCTTTGCCTCGGCTTGCGATTATAAGTCTTACAATGCCACTTTCAGGAGCTGTGAATTTCGAGTAGTACCTAGGCATATTGACAAGCCCGTGATACCCATTACCTTGAGAGCCCTCACTAGGAATTGCTGAACCTGTTGCATTTAACCTGCCTATATATCCACCGCTACTATTCATTGCGTATATTTCTGTTTCTGGTCTGCCTCCATGCACAGCAGAATAGAATGAGAATATATAGTTTTTGTTCGGAATTAGCTTAACATCTTGATAAATGCTGGCAGCCCACGCATCGTTACCTGTCCCTGTATTCAACCAGTTCACACAGCGGTCTGTATTAGTATCAACTCCAGCGAAGAAGTCGCCACTAAAACCGCTGTTTTCGTGATCTAGCCTGAATTCACCAATCGAGAAATCCCCGTTTAGCGTTTGAACATCTTTCCAGCCAAACGGTTTCCCATTGTTATCTGGGAAAAATACAGGGTTATATAATAGATTACCACCAAGCCCAATCGCTAACTTATCAGCAGTAATCTGTCCTGCCGCCATGTGTTCTGCTCGCACCGCTCCAGCCTGCAATGCACCCGCTCCGATTGTATTTGCACCAATTTGATCTGCTTGCAGTGTGCCGACTAATTGAGTTGTTTTAATGCGAGCGCCGCTTGCATCAATACCATTCTCAAGGTATCCGCTACCATTCCATGTGTAGAGCTTACCGTCTGCGGTGTTATATACCTGTTTGTGACCTTGATATTCGCCAGTATTTAAACCATTAACTGTTTTAATTAAGTCAAGGTTACGAGCTGGTAGAGCTGTATCAATGACTTCGTTTACGATGTTTTGAGAGAGTTTTTTGTTTAATACCTCTAACTCTGCATCAATATCTACCGCACTTTCGCCACGCAGTCCGCTTTGTTGGCTAAATGGTCCAACGTTCACGCCTCGAGTATGTCTTAACCAGTAGTATCTAACCTGTTTAGCTCCAACCTCGTGCGAGTACATTTTCGCAGTAACTCTCGTTAAGCGTGTGGCTGTTTTAATATCATCAGTTTCGCTAACAAAAATCTCGGTAGCAGTGGCATCATTAATCCAATCCCATTCGATTGTGATATTGCCTAGTCCGCCTGTTACTCTTACGCCTGTCGGTGCTGGAGGTTTATCAATGACAAAGGTTTGCGTTCTTTCGCTTAGGACTTGACCTCGCTCATTTTTAACCAAGATTACAACGGTGTATTCACCATTCTCTAGACTATCCAGATTTAGATTTGGTGATGTTTGACCTAATCGGATATCGTACAATGCACCGTCTTTATAAATTCGGAAATCATACTTGATAACACCGTTACCGCCTGTTACATCGCCAGCAAACGAAATACTACCGTCAGGATTAACAGTTACGCCAATATTGCTCACTTGCGGAACAGCAAGAATTGATGTTGCTTTAGGCTCAAACTTCGCACCATTATCAACAATAGCTTCTTTCTGTGGCTCGTGTTGCAAGGCTGTAATGGTATATTTACCTTTTGTCTCTTCTTTTACAGATAAGGCTTTAAATAATTGGCTTGTTACCTGTTGAGTAGATAGTGACCATACACCGTAAGCCTCTAGTCCTGCTGGAGCTTGATCTAAAGTAACCTCCGCACCATTTACAGAAATAATCTTAATGTCTTGATGTTTAGCTTGAGCGTTTATGTAACTAAAGTAACTATTACCATTGACTGATATTTCTCGGTCTAACGTAACTTTTTTACCGTTTACCGCCAAAACTCGACCACCAATATTTGTGCCTGCGTAATATGTATCAGCGACTTTGATAATGTCACCTGGTACATGCATTAAACCCTCTGCACCAACTACGAAACTAACGGTTTTAGTCTCTAATTTCTCGGTTTGCAACAACCATAAACCTGTGCGGTGCGCTTGACCTCGAGAAGTGCAACCAAAGGCGGTTATCTTCTTAACGTTTAAGCCATTTCTACGGATAGATTCATCATCAGAAACGTACTCAATCGCCTTTTCATAACCGTTATCTTTGTCAGCATATTCAACTTGGATTGCATTATGTCGAGCTTTTTTAGCTGAGAAAGTGTAATTAAACTCGCCTTTCTCTACGTTTGCGTTTGTATATGTCCAGACTGGATCTGACGGTCTATCCATTACAACAGTTAGCTGTTGACCGTTCCACACTGGCATCGCACGGAAGATTGAGCATATGTCATTAATCACGTCATATGCAGAACGTTGCTCGGTTAGCCACGCATTACAAGTAAATCGAGGCTCTTTCCCACCAAAACCATCAGGCACTAACTGGTCACAATATTGCGATACTTGGTACAATGCCCATTTATCCGCTCCAAACTCGCCTAATCTATTGCCCAGCCCATAACGTTTGCTTGTCACTACGTCGTATAAAATCCAAGCTGGATTATCTGTCCAATCAGTCTTAAAAGTACCGTCCCACATTCCTGTATATTTACGAGTGCGCGTGTCATAGTTACTTGGCACTTTTACTCTTAAGCCTAACAAGTCATAGGTTCTTGCTGGGATATTGCTAAAATACTCAGAATCAAACTTCACGCCAATTAAGGCGGTATTTGGATAAGTGAATTCCGTGTCGATAATCTCAGTGTAGCTTGACCAAACTGTATTGTTTTGTAGTCTTTGTGATTTACTATCCTCTGTTACTCGCTCAACCTTAACGGTAAACGGAACTGGAGGTAGATTATCAAAAGTGTGTTGCTGTAGATATTGAGAGCTGTATTTGCCACTGATTGAAACTGGATAAGATTGTGGGCCGATAGTAATAACAAGCTCTACCGTTGTTCCGTTTGTGTCGCCATTTTCATTCTGACTAAAAAGAGATTGAACGCCAATGGTTAAACGTAATCGAGAGACTTTGTTATCTGTAACTGTTCGTGTAATTGGCAAATTCTTTCTAACCTGTGTTCCAACGCTTACCTCTTTTTCTGATGTATTGAAACCAGCGATTACATCTTGAACTTGGCTACCAACTCGACCCTCTAATTGGACGTTGTTAAAGTTATATGAACCGTTTTTACTCTGGACTGGAGTGTTGTCAAAATAGACGGATTTCATTCCATCGGCTAAACCCTCAACTTCACCATCCGATATTACATCAATGATTTTGACAAGCTGTTTACTTCGGCTTGTTTCTTTAGCCTCAACAGGCGTATGACCGCCACCGCCACCTTTACCCATTACTAACTCCTATTCCCAAATTTTAACAACAACTTACCTCTCTTATCTTCTGGAGGTTGTCGCTCAATGTCCATTGTCTCAATACCTTGCGAGATAATCAGTGAGCCAACTCTAATCCGTCCGTAAGCGAGAGGCATTGGGCGACCTTGAGCCGCCATATTCGAGAGATTTGAAAAGCTAGTTGATTGTTTCTTCTCAGCATCTTTACCAGTGGACATTGACGGCATTTTCGTGAGCATTTGAGCTACACCACCTAATAACATTGATGCACCCACTCCACCGACCATCCAAGCGGCATTTGCGCCGATAACGCTAAACCCCAATGGGCCTAAGGCAAAAGCTGTTGCAATCAAAGTCACGCCAGCAATCACACCAAACAATCCGCCACGCTTTGAGCCTTTCAATGTCGGGGTAAAATGCACCGTTGCATCATCTTTCAGCTTTTGATTTAATCCTTGTTCAAGATAGCGATTATCGAAATAATCTCGACCAACTCTCACGGTAAATAAGCCTTGCTGAATGAATTGTCTTAACTTTGGAATTTGACTTGTGAGAGCTTGAACGACTTCGGCAGGTGTTTTGCAATCTAGCCTAAATTCAGATCCAAACTGTTTAAGGCTACCGTAAAATCTAACGTTGACCATTCTCTGTATCTCCAAATGCTGTGCGTGTGTTTAAGCCAGTAACCATCGTACAAATCACGCTTAGATAATCGTTTCGGTGCGTGATGAAGAACCATTTGATTGCCTACATAAATAGCGGCGTGGTTCGGCACGTTTGCCCCAACGCTAATCAAAATCACATCACCAACTTGAGGTTCTTTAACCTGCTCAAATCCGCACTTTTCCATATTGTCTAAGTAGAGATTTAAACCATCTTCCCACCAATAATCTTTGCGCTCGAAATTAGGCATCTCATAGCCTGATAGACGGTAGAAGTCTCTGAATATCGTGTAACAGTCCATTTCACCGTGTTTAAACTCACGACCGATTAAAAATGGGATTTTGGGAAAAATATGGATTTGCTCATCGCAAACTAGCCAGAAATCTAACTGGCTGTATAATTGAGTTTGTAAGTCTGACTGAGAGAGTTTTGGCTCGCCTTGTGGGTGCGAGTGAACCAATGCCACAATCTCGCCTTTCTCTGATGCGTTGATATAATCTTCTGGCGTGATTTCAAAGTGATTTTCCTTATCTTCCGCTACGTTTTCGCAGGGTATAAAGACTTTTTCGCCACCTACTAAAACAACAAAACCACAGCTTTCCTGTGGTTCTTTTGATTTTGAGTAACGGATTATTTCATTGTGTAGTTTACCGTCCATCATCTACCCCAATTTATCAACGCTAACAAATCCGCCATAATTGTGCGTGTTGTTTCTTAGCTTGCAACCAGTCAATAAGCCGCTGCATTTATCCTTTTTCTGGTCGGTTGTTGGTTGGTCTTTCTCGTCTGCCACTGCTCGCCCTGTATAACCGCACTCAACGCCACGATACAACCACGAACAAGTAGATGTAATCATTCGCCCGATTAATGCGTTATCTGTTTCTGATGGTAAAGCTAAAGTGAATTGAGCTACGTCTCGATTGAGCGAGGATAACTGTTCAATTAAGAAATAACTCAATGCTTCCTGAGATGGGTCGGCTTGTTTGTTGCCACCATCGAAATTCACCGCATCTAGATAATGCATATAGACCAATCTTCGTCTAACAACACCACCTAAACACTGTTCAAAGCGATTGCAGAGTGCGGTGATAAATCCGCCAATATTCCCTAGAGTCAATGTCGGTCGGTTGCTTGGCCCACTACCTGATAGCTCAAAGCCATCTGCTTTTACACCAAAAGGCTGATAAGTCTTTCCTTGCCATACGATAGACTGTAATTTTTCGTTAGTGCCGGCATAAAAGCGATAAAGCTCGCCACTTATGCCGTCATCATCTTTTAAACCTCGCAAATCCACTTCAAACAACTCAATCAGTGCGTTTTGCTCTAGCTTAGCAAGGTCTAACTTGAATTGATTGCTAATTAGCTGCGGCATTATGGCACCTCAACAAAATCACAAGTAAACTCTGTGAAGTTTAAGCTCATTCTTGCTGGCCACTTACTGCAAATAACTTTCATATTCTTACCGGTAAACGGGTCTTTAAAGAAGAAAGGATGAATTCCTTTGTGTCTTTTAAAGAATTCATCCACTTCTAGGCGGTCTTTGTTTTTAACCTTAACCGATACAGAATAAGAACGGAGTAAGCTGTTAATCCCTTGTAATTGGCGTTGCGTATATCCATCACCAAATTCAATAGAGTTTACTGTTGGCTCATTATCAACCTGAAAATCAGGTCTAATACACCATTTAAATGTTTCCATATTTACCCTCTAAGCAAACACACCGCCAGAACGCATATTGTTTGAAATAATGCCATTAGTTTCATTTCTTGCTATCTGGCGAATTAACTCTACTGTGATTTCCGTTTCACCGTTTCGCTGTCTTTGCTCTACATTCGCATTGACTGGCTCGCCATTATTAATTACCTTAACGGAAATGCTACCGCCAGCCATTTGTCTATAACCAGTTGACGGGATAGAGCCAACTGCACCGCCTGTGGCATAACCACGACCGTAATTCAGGTGATTTAAAAAGCCAA